ATCGGCACAGACTTCCTTAAAAATAACTTAGCAAATACGTGATAAATAACATATGGCCATAGTAATCACAAAACCCCCTAGACAATTCAAAGATTTGGACTTATCTTTTAATAAGCATCCAGTCAAAAAAGATATAAACAAACATGTCGATGAACAGGCGGTTATTAACTCATTAAAGAATATCATACTGACAAATCACTATGAAAAACCTTTTAATCCTGACTATGGTTCTAATATCCGTGCTTTATTGTTTGAAAATATAGATTCTATTACAGCAATTACGTTGGAAAGAGAAATACTACAAACGATACAAAACTTTGAACCTCGGGTAAGTGTTTCTAAGCTAACAGCTATACCAGATTTCGACAATAATGGATATGCACTTAAATTGGAATTTTTTATTATCAATTTAACTAATCCAATAACAATTCAATTCTTCTTACAAAGAGTACGATAATGGCAGACCGTTTAAATGTAACCGATTTAGATTTTGATGAACTCAAAACTAATCTTAAAAATTTCTTAAAACAACAAACCGAATTCTCCGATTATGATTTCGAAGGTGCCGGATTAAATGTTCTGTTGGATATTCTTGCCTATAATACACATTATAATTCATACTACTTGAACATGTTGGCTAATGAATCTTTTTTAGATTCCGCCATATTAAGAAATTCAGTCGTATCACATGCTAAACGTTTTGGTTATACGCCACGTTCAGCTTCAGCTCCTGTTGCTAAAGTTAATTTCTCAGTCAATTCATTTTCTTCAACACCAGGTTCATTAACTATACCTGAAGGTTATGTTTTTCTATCTAATCTAATTGATAGCAAATCATATAGTTTTATTACTTTAGAAGATACTACCGTTTCAAAAACTGGTAACAATTTTGTATTTTCTAACTTAAACATTTATGAAGGTCAATTAGCTCAATATAGTTTTACTCAGGATGATGGTTCAAACCCAAAACAAATTTTTACTTTACCAGACGAAGGTGTTGACACATCTACAATTAAGGTTAGTGTAAGACAATCATCTTCAAATTTAACTTCTACTGTATATTCATTAAATACAGATGCATTAGATGTAAATGCAAATTCAAATGTTTTTTACATTCAAGAAGGCCAAAATAACAAATATGAAGTTTATTTTGGTGACAATGTTTTAGGTAAAAAAATACCCGATGGCGGAATCGTTACAGTAAAATATTTAATTACAAATGGCGAAGTAGCAAATAGAGCTAATAGTTTTATTGCAACTGCTACTATTGGAGGTTTTTCAAACTTTACCGTCAATTCAGTTTTATCAGCTTCTGGTGGTTCAGATCGTGAAACTGTAGAACAAATTAAATTTGCGGCACCGTTACAATTTACTTCACAGAATCGTGCCGTAACAAAAAATGATTATATTAAATTAATCCAGCAAAAATATCCTCAATTTGAAGCTGTTAACGTTTGGGGTGGAGAAGAGAATGTTCCTCCAGTTTTTGGTAAAGTTTTCATCTCAGCAAAACCTAAAAGAGGTTTTGAAGTAACTGATTCTGAGAAAGAATTTGTAAAAGAAAAAATAATTAAACCTATTAGTGTTCTTACAGTAACACCAGAAATTGTGGATGTTGATTATAATTTTATTAAATTAATTTGCAAAGCTTTTTATGATCCGACTAAAACAATTAGTAATACTAATACTTTAAAAACATCTATACAAACAGCCATTGAAAATTTCTGCAATGTTAATTTGAATACTTTTAATTCGGTTTTTAAATCGTCAGCTCTAACTTCAGTCATCGACAACTTAGATAGTTCTATACAGTCTAACGTTCTTGAAGTATTTTTAACAAAGAAATTTATACCAGATTTAATTAATTCTAATAGTTATATTCTCGACTATGGTGTTCCTTTACAAAAAGGAACAACATCTGACAACCTATATTCAAATCCCGAATTCACCATGTTAGATGAAGAATTTATTTCACGTAAATGTTTTTTAGAGGAAGTACCATCTTCTTATACGGGTGTTGAATCTATTACAATAGTAAATCCTGGTTATAGTTACATGACCACACCTACAGTTGAAATTATTGGTGATGGCCAAGGCGCAACAGCTGTTGCCACTATTGTTAACTCTAAAATTTCTAAAATTGAAGTTACTAATCCAGGTATCGGATACACTACAGCTACAGTACGAATCAACGGTGGTGGCGGACAATTAGGCTCGGCTTCTGCTGTGTTAGAAGGACGTTACGGTCAATTAAGAATTGCATATTTTAAACCAGACGAAGTAACAAACGAAAATACAAAAGTAATTTTAAATTATGGTAATAACTTAGGTATCATGGGTTCAATTGATTATTATTCCGGTAAAATCTATATTAATAACTTTAACCCTACTGGTGTAGCTAATGATTTTAGTGAATTATCCGTTAATATTAGACCTGAAGTTTTAGTTATTGGTTCAGAAAGAAATAAATTATTAGCCTTTGATGCCGAAGATCCAACAAGTGTTGTTGTAGAAATGAATCCAGTATAATGTCAGAATTATTAGTTTCTTCTCTTATTGAAAGACAACTTCCTGGATTCGTAAGGGAAGATTATCCTAAATTTGTTACATTCTTAGAAAAATACTACGAATGGACAAAAACCAATAATCAAATTCTAAGTGCTGTTGAATCTTTTGCCAATTCAAAAGATTTGGATTTAGCTTCAGATGTTTATCTCGATTTAATTAAGCGTGAATTAACACCTTACTTTCCAGAAGAAATAGTTTTAGATAAGTCCACTCTTTTAAAATTTATTGACCAGTATTATCGTGCAAAAGGTACACCTCAGTCGGTCAAATTTTTATTTCGAATTTTATACAATGAAGATATTGATATCTACTATCCTAAAGAAGAGATACTAATAGCTTCAGATGGTAAGTGGGTACTACCACTTTCATTGCGTATTGATACAAATGATAATAATATTTTTAACCTAGTTGGTGTTAAAATTATAGGCTCATTATCAAAGTCTACTGCTATTGTTGAGAGCGTAACCAAATCTATTGACCGACAGTTGGGTATTGAGTATGTTGAAATGTTTGTTTCTAATGTTAAAAAACTATTTCAAACTGGAGAAACAATTTCTGGTACATATTATCAAAACGACACACCCATAATCGTAACTGGTCGATTGATAGGTTCTCTTTCGGAAATTAAAATAGATCCTAATTTTAGAGGACTATATTATAACGCTTTCGATCCTGCTATAAATTATGAAGGTGATCCGGTATCTATTGTTGGTGGATTAAATCCTATTCCATCAATAGGTCAAACACCTGTTGGTGCTATCGCTACAGTAGGATCAGTTACTAAAGGTTCTGTCATTAGGGTAGAGGTTAATGATGGTGGTTTTGGATTTAGAGAACCTGAATTTAAAAATAGTTCATTGGTAGATTTTATTGGTGGATTTAAAAATTCTGTGATGGGTCAAGAATCTGAAGCTTCTATTTCAATCGTTGATAAAAATAGTGATAATCGAACAATCAATGTAAGTAATGTTATAGTTGATACAATTCATACATTGACATTAGATGGTGCAGCTAACACAGCTAACATTCAAAATTGTAGAATTGATTTTATTACAACGAAACAATCCTTAAATCTTTTTCCTATATCATTCGTAACTACCTCTGGTTCAGGCGGAGGATATAAAACTTTACCTGAAGCAGAGTTCTACAGTTTTTATTTGGAAGACGTAACCGATATATTAGTCATTTCTCGTTCAACAATGATTAAAGACACTAATGTATTGGTTGATAACTCACAAGATTTAACTCTATCTTTTGAACCAGGTGACATAGTTAGATTAAATTCTCCCAATAAATTTGAAGAACTTAGAGAGATATCATCAGTAACAACAAACTCAATAACAATATCCGGCTCTAACTTTGAGAATGATATAAACTTTGTTGATGTATATAAAGTAATTAGAAGGCCTATTAATAAATTAGGTTCTTTGGGTAGAGTTAAAATTGAAAATGGTGGCCAAAACTACGCTGTTGGAGAATACTTAGTATTTACCGGTGATTCTGGTTACGGTGCTAATGCTTCAATTACTGAGATACACGCTTCTAACGGTGGTATCAAAACAATTACGTTCAACGATAATGGCTCATTAATTAAAGGCGGAGAAGGTTATACAAGAGATGAATTACCAACAATCACAATTAATACAGTTAACGGATCAAACTCTATCCTTTACGTTACAGAGATTTTAGGTGAAGGTGTAGATATAGACATTTACACTAATAAAATTGGTTCTATCAATTCACTTAAAGTATCTAGTTTTGGTTATGACTACGTTAGCGCACCTACAATTTCATTAAGAAATGCTGACTTAACGGTTTCAAATGTTACACCAGGTCAACTATTCGTTGCCAATACTATAGTATATCAAGGAAATACAACTAGTAATTCAACATTTATCGCCTTTATCGAAAAATATGATCCTTCTACCGGTTTAATGCGTATCTTCAACTATGAAGGTAACTTAAATACGCAAATAAGACTTGTTTCATATGACGGTGCCGTAACATCCAATATAGATTCGGTTCTCTATTATGGTGACGGTAGAGCAAAAGCTACCGCTAAATTCGAAAACGGATTGATTCGTTATCCTGGAATCTATTTAAACACCGATGGACAACCTAGTTCCGATAAAAAGATACAAGACGATAACAAATATCATAATTTCTCTTATCAAATACAGACAGAAAATGACTATTTTAAATTTAAAAAGTCTTTGAATGAAATTGTACATCCTTTAGGAACAAAAACATTTGTCAATCGTATAAATCCACACCCAATATCTTTTGCAAATACCTCATTGACTACGATTAATATCATTAAAACAGAACTTTCTAATACATTTAACATTAGAGCTGGTTCTAACAACATGGTGGCCACAGGCATATCACCTAATGTATCAAGTAGAGTAAATGTGGGAGATATGGTCATACTCAACAGTTTGTCAAGAAGAGTTAATGGTACGGTAAACCTGACTTCTACTTCAAATGTAGTCACAGGTAATAATACTACATTTATCAATGACTTGCAAGATGGTGACACCATTTATCTTCAAACTGGAAATACTGAAGTGGTGTCTATTATCGCAAATACTTCAAGTCTAATTACGCAAAATACAATTAATGTTACTGCAAATAATCAAACAATCAATGTATTGTTTGATGGTGTACATACTGTTACTTTTGTAAACGCTAATACTATTCTAGTGACTGGAACATTTACAACTACTGCCAATTTGGTAACCACAATCCTTCAAAAAGTTGAATAAATAGAACTATGGCTTCTTTAATTACATATCAATTTTCCACCGTATTAGCTGAAAACTTTTACAATTTATTAGATGTAAATGCTAATTCCTATACTCCTGTAGGCCAACAAGCTTATTTGTTTGTAACTTTAGGAAAACAAACTGTTTGGAATTCTGGTGTTGAATCGGCACCTACACCTGGACAATCAATTCGTGATTTAAACACTTATTATGACCGTGCAATAGTAGCAAAAAGACTTTCGCAAGAAAATGCGTCATTTGTTATTCCTAGAATTAATTGGGAAGCAAACACGGTTTATAATTTTGCAGGTTGTAATGTATGTCCTGTTGGAACAAACTTTTATGTATTGAATACCAAAGACCAAGTTTTTAAGTGTTTGTGGACAAATAACTGTGCAAACAGTACTATTGAACAGCAATTATCATTATCATCCAGTACTTTATAAGAACCTTATTATAAGACAGCTGATGGATATAAGTGGAAATACATGTACACTTTGACTTCACAACAGAAACAAAAGTTTTTAACTAATGGTTATATGCCGGTTGTTTATAATCGGTTTGTTAGAGCAGCTGCTGTTAATAGAAGTATTGACATAGTAAAAATCACCAACTCAGGTAATAATTACGTAGATGGTACATTACAAGATATCATTACAATTGTAGGTAATGGTAGTGATGCGATATTGAAAGCCAACGTATCGGGCGGTAAAATTATAGATGTGGTTATACAAAATCGTGGTCAAAACTATCCTAAAGCTAATTTAATATTCACAGATGTTGTTGGTGGTATTGGTACTGAAGCTGCAGCTGAAGTTGTTTTGTCGCCACAGAATGGCCATGGATATGATCCAATAGAAGAACTATACTCCGACACTATCATGTTTAATATTGATTTTGATGGAAATGAGAATGGTTTATATCCAGCAGATAACGAATATCGTGAGGTTACCATATTGAAAAATCCGTATAGTTATGGAACAACTACTCTTGCTACAAACGAACTGTACACATTATATACTCAAGTAAAAACCTCAGCTGGTGTAGGAAATTTTAATAATGATGAAGTAGTGTTTCAAGGTGTTGACTTACAAACATCTACATTTAATGCTGAAGTAATCTCGTATGATGAAGTAAATAATTTACTTTATCTTAATAATGTAACCGGCAGTTTGACCACAAATCAACCAATTAAAGGTCAGTCAAGTGGCGCTATCCGAGTAGCCCTAAATAAGACTGACCCAACAATCGATCTATACTCAGGTAAAGTTTTATATGTTTCGGACAAAACACCGATAACAAGAGATGTTGATCAAATAGATAGAATACGCTTCATTTTAAGTTTCTAGAGGAATAAATGACTACTTTTTTTAATTACGA